TACAGAAGCTAATATCAATATATGATAGTACTAGACTTTATTCGTCAGAACATGCCTCATGGCTGGAAACAAACACCCAGTGGTTGGATCAGTGGCAACTGTCCAATGTGCCACACTCGTGGTCATAGTCCAGACAAACGAGGCAGAGGCGGTATTATGTTTCAAGACAAAAAGTTTCAGTACAATTGCTTTAACTGTGGATTCAAAACAGGATGGAGTGAAGATAGACGTATTGCAGGAAGACTGTCCAGTTTATTGAAAGCATTTGGTGCAGATGAAAGTGATATACAACGAGTTAACTTAGAACTACTCAAAGAACAAGATGCCAAAGATATCAGTAGAGTTTATATACCAGAACAAGAAACTAAGAAAACAAAAATAAAATGGGAGCCAATGGAACTGCCTCCTCGCAGTTATCCAATTGGTGCATATCCTATAGATGAACTGGACAGTAAAGAACTGGATAAACTGGCATTGGCTTGTACATATCTAATGAAACGTGGTATAGATTTTCACAACAATTGGCATTGGAGTCCTCACATGCACTTTGCTAACAGAGTTATACTGCCGTTTAGACACAAAGGCAACATAGTTGGATACACTGCTCGTTGGGTGCTGGAACACAGACCTGAAGGCATGCCCAAATACTATTTGAAATCGCCCAAAAACTTTGTGTTCAATTTAGATGCACAAAAAAATCACGATGTAGTGATTGTGACTGAAGGACAGTTCGATGCACTGCAAGTGGGAGGAGTTGCACTGGCAGGCAACACACCCAGTGCTACGCAGTGCAGTATTATCGAAGAATTGAACAAGCAAGTGATACTGTTGCCAGACTTTGACAAGCCAGGTATGGACACAGTCAACACAGCCGTAAAACGTGGGTGGGCAGTTAGTTTTCCTGAATGGGAAGATGATATAAAAGATGCTAGCGATGCAGTAGAACGCTATGGCAGATTGTTTACAGTGAGGAGTATATTAGAAAGTGTTGAGACATCAGGGACGAAAATCAAAATACTTGCAAAATCCCGTTGTAGATGATTACAATATCCGTGACGATGAATTTTATAGGCGTGCAAACAAAATGAAACCAATTGGAGTTTACAGCAATTTAGAAGCTGAATGGATTAAACGATTTGCCTGGCTACCAAAACGCAGCGATATAACCAATCAACGAATTTGGTTGACACACTATTGGGAATACGCTATAAAAATGGATGCACAAGGCGCCGTGCCAAAAAAGAACAGCAGTTGGACTTTGATATATACCAGAGAAGAGTATATTACAAAGAAACTTAAAGGAGAGATGAATGAGTGAAGATTACAGTGCAGACTTGCAAAAATTATATTTGGAGTTCTTGTTGGCAGACAAGGACTTGTTTGTGCGCTGTAATGCTATTCTCAAAAGCAGCTACTTTGACAGACAATTCAGAGACACTGTGGACTTTGTGCAAAAGCATGTTGAAGAATATGGAGATGTTCCCATGCTTGAACAGGTACGAGCAGTGGGAGGAGTTGAAGTACAGGATGTAAAAGAACGTGTCAGCGAAGAACACAAAGAATGGTTTATGGATAACTTTGAACAGTTCTGTAGACACAAAGCGTTGGAAGCAGCAATTTTACAAAGTGCTGACAAACTGGAACGCAAAGAATACAACACTGTTGAAGGACTTATCAAAGCTGCTACAGAAATTGGATTGGCCAAAGACTTTGGCACAAACTATTGGGAAGATCCGCTAGGACGTATTCAAAAGATCAAAGACAGTAGAGGACAAAACAGCACAGGTTGGGAAACATTTGACAGATTCTTGTATGGTGGTTTCAATCTAGGAGAGCTAAACATCTTTGCAGGTGGTAGTGGTAGTGGTAAAAGTTTATTCATGCAAAACTTGGCATTGAATTGGGCATTGCAAGGCAAAAACTGTGTGTACATCAGTTTGGAACTCAGTGAAGAACTGTGTAGTATGAGATTGGATGCCATGCTCACAGGCATGGGAACCAAGGACGTTATGAAGAACAGTGACGATGTAGCACTGAGAGTTAAGATGGCCAGTAAGAAAGCTGGCAGACTGCAAGTGGTGCAGATGAAAAACGGCTGTAATGTAAATGACATCAAAGCGTATCTTAAAGAGTTTCAAATACAAAACAATATCAAAGTGGATGCACTGTTTGTAGACTACTTGGATCTTATGATGCCAGTTAGTGCAAAAGTAAGTCCAAACGATCAGTTTATCAAAGACAAGTTTGTGAGTGAAGAACTGCGCAACTTGGCTATTGAATTGAATGTGCTGTTTGTGACAGCATCGCAGTTGAACAGAAGCGCAGTTGATGAGATTGAATTTGACCACAGCCACATTGCAGGTGGTATTAGTAAGATCAACACAGCAGATAACTTGATTGGTATTTTCAGCAGTAGAGCAATGCGTGAGCGTGGCAGAGTGCAGATACAGTTTATGAAAACACGTTCGAGTAGCGGTGTTGGACAAAAACTAGATTTGGCATTCAACATGGAGAGTTTGCGCATCACAGACTTGGATGAAGATGAACAACAGGATGATGGGGCAGTGACCAGCATCTATCAAAAACTAAAAACCAAAAGCACTGTAGCACCAGCAGGTGAAAGTATAACAGAAAACAACATGGATGCAGATCCACAAGTACAGGCAACAGATAGACTTAAAAGTCTGTTGAGAAAGAGCGAGTAGTGATTAGACTAGCAACACCACAAGAAATTCAAACACATGTAAAAAACGATCCCGTAAGACCACACATCAGTGCAGATTGGAGATCACGACAGGGCAGAGAAGTATATGTACTGGAACGTGACAACAACATTGCAGCAATGATTTGTGTGTCCTATATGGATGAAGTACCCACCAGAGAACAAGACATGAAATGGCCAGGCATGGACAATGCGGTGTTCTACACTGTGTGGAGTTATGACCGAGGAGCAGGGAGGGAAATAGTAAATGGTGTAGCAGCACACATCAAAAAGACCAGACCTTGGATCAAACGATATGTGACGCTGAGTCCTCTAACAGACATGGCACGTAAGTTTCACATCAGCAACGGTGCAAAATTTATAGCAAAACACAGTGATTGTCAAAACTTTGAGTACTTTTTATGATGCTGAAGCAAAGGTGTCATTTACCTTATCTATATCTATATATGATTCTGAACCACAAACACTGATATAAATGAGTCATTAATATGAGCCTATGTTGAGCCTGTACTGTGTGTTTGCATTGCCATTGATGATTATATGCTCTTATTGTTAACGGGTCCTATGTTGAGAATCAAAACCTCTGCAACTGCCATAAGTGCTGATCACCAATGCTCCAGCAACAATATTTACTAAATACTACTAAGATGAAGCGTAAAACAAGATCATTATTGGAAGAAATTAATGCTATGTCACCCAAGCGTGACAAAAAGCATATTGTGGAATCAAATGCGCAACAAGTGATTGTGACAGCAATAAACTTGATCAATTTGATTAACGAAAGTTTTGATGTTGAAACAGCCGCTGACTTAAACAAGCGTTTGATCAACAGCATACGTACCAAAGATCCACGCAAGTTTCAAAGAGGGATTAGTAAAGTTGAAGATAGCAGACATACTGGGCGGGACTAAAAGACGTAGAAAACGTGGTAGCCGCATAGACAGAATCAGAGGACGCAGCCTATTCAAAGAGGGCGGCAACATATTTCCCAATAGTGTGAGTTTTGATCACAAGATGATCCCTGACATCATGAAAACTATCAACAGTGTGCTGGCAAAAACCAGCAGCAAAGCAATCCCCATTGGCAGTGGTGCAACACCAACTCCAGGCAAAGTCAGCGGAGACTTGGATATGATTGTTGATGTGGATCAACTCAAACAACACTTCAACATGCAGGATCAACCAGACAAAGTTATTAGACAAAAACTGCGTCAAGTGTTTGACCTAGCAGGACTGAACACTGCACAAAGTGGAACCAGTGTGCATGTGGAAGTACCAATGGGTGATCACACACATCAAGTGGATATCATGGTTGTACCCAATGCAGAAAATGCAGCAAAATTCCATACACACAGCATACCAGCTGGCAGTAAATGGAAAGGTGTGAACAAACAAATCGCACTAGCAAACATTGCTAAAAGCAAAAACATGCTGTGGAGTCCTTACCAAGGATTGTTCAGCAGAGATGCTAACGGTAAGAAAGCTGATCTTATTACCAATAACATTGACGAAGTAGCACGTACACTACTAGGCCCAAATGCCACAGGAAAAGATATTGGCAGCGTTGAACAGATACTGGCAGCGTTAGGCAAAGAAGCAGGTGATGCACTACTTGCTGATCTTCGCAACGATCCAAATTGGAAAGAACTTGACTAATGAGAGCCCGTCATTTTTTAACTGAAGCTGCACAAAAAGGTAGAGATTATAACCATCTTGAAGACCTTGTTAGTTTTGACGGCAGCAAAGGCGCACTCCAAGCGGCAAGTATACTGCAAAGACTGGGACAAGATTCAAAAGATGTCAGCATCAAATGGGATGGCAACCCCACAATATTCTGGGGCAGAGAGCCAGACGGTACATTTGTAATGACAGGCAAAAATGGTTGGGGCAAAAATAAAACAACCAGCAGTGGAGCACTTGCAGATTTTATTATGAACACGGGGCAAGGCGAAGAGTGGCGCAAAGATTTCGCAGGTGAAATGGCAGGTGTGTTTGACATACTAGAAGCCAACACACCAGCAGACATGCGAGGATATGTGTATGGAGATTTGCTGTACACACCACGCAAACCTGTTGCTAGTACATCAGCAGGGCTACAGTTTACACCCAACAAAGTCACATACACAGTTGACCCTAACAGCCCGCTAGGCAAGCGTATAGCGGGCAGTAAAGTGGGTGTAGTAGTACACACCTATCACGATGCATTTGGAGACAAGCAAGGAACTCCAATCAAAGACACAAAAAGTTTGAACAGCAATGACTTGGTTGTATTAGGTCAAACTTATGTGACACATCAACCCAAAGTTGACACAGGTGTAGTGCAGGACATTGTCAACACTGCAAATGCAAATGCACAAAAAATAGATGCTTGGCTA